GCAAGGCTTGACTTGGGCAACAACACCGAGATTTCTGTAGTCTCCATGAAAGGCAAGGAAACCGAATTTGGTGGCTTGTATGGTAGTGTGCTTGCAGGAACTTATGAAGTTGCCGTTTTTCATAACGGAAACATGGTTCCTCTTTCTCCCTTCGATGATGTTCTAGGGTGGCAAACTGAAGATGAGTTGAACGAGCTTATGGCTAACCTTCAAGGCGACTTTAGAGCACAATTCATTGCTAATCTCTACATTGCAAGAGATGAAGAAAGAAACGAACTGGAGCTTGACTAATGGAACAAGAAGCTAAAAAGTATATTATTCTAGAAAAAGGGGAAAGATTAGAATCTTTCTTGCCTGACACCTTAGAAATGGCGATAGCAGTTGTCAGACATTTAGAAGCCATGATAGATAGATACAAACAACACTCTCCTTATACTATTGCAGAAGAAGGAGGAAAATTTGATAATTACAGGGAACAGATTATGGATAACGAAACAGAACTAACTGGAGCACCCCTCCTCATGTACTTAATGAGTCGTTGGAATATGACTCGTGAAGAAGCATTGCGAAACATGAAACAACACGGACACGACACCTCCAACCTATAAAACTATGAACGAAACAGAAACAACTCAAGACAATTGCCGTCGGCTTGTAGACAATCATGTTTACCACAATGTTTCTTACCTTGTGCAAGAGCTATCTCAGCAACAGAAATACATGGACGAGCTAATAGAAGTTCAAGTTAACTATTCCAACCGCCAAGATGGTCACCCTGATGAAGCTTTAGAGCAATGGCTTGTTTCGGATTGGTTAGGCAACCGCCTAAGGGAAGAAGGCGAAATGGTTATTGAATTTATGGGATTAACCATCTGGGGACGCACAACAAGCGGGCAAGCAATCTGCATTGATTCAGTCATCGAAGATATTTACCACAAAAATTGGGCTTAATTAAGTAAGTCGTTGACTATCAAGGGCTTACGGAGCTCGGAGGTTTGTAAGTCGTTGGTTATCAAAGGGTTACGAGTTTTTTTAAAAAAACTTTTCTCAGACTTGCATTGTTGCCCCATATAGCGTATTGTATATACATGGTTAAGGTAACAAGAGACAACAATTTTCCCCAGTGGATTTCGGTACTAGTGGGAAACGATGTGGTGGAGCAATTCACCAGTAAACGCAAGGCGATAAGGTTGGCAAAGAAACTTGCTGAGGACTTTCCGCTAGACCATTTCGGCACAAATCAAAACCGATATATTATCATTGATGGTAAACCCTCAAAAATCTAAAACATTATGAAACAAGAAAAAAATCCTTCTGTTACGATAGATGAAGAAATTAAAGACCTGCTCAAGTCCTTGGCGGCGAGCCAATTTGAAGCACCTTATGTTTTGCGTGAGGACTTAATGAGAGAAGAAGAATATGATGAAGGCGAGCAGGATTGGGTTGACGCTGAATTTGACAGCCCCATGTCTCCTGAAATGAGGGAAATTTTCGGTGAGTAGGCAATGGGTTCTCACTACTTTGGGGAAAAAGAAATATCCCATTTTTACCTCTGTGGATAATCCCGATTACGAAGTGGGTCGTAATGATATTGTAGTGAATCGAGAGACTTTTGACAGAAATAGACATCGCCTTATTGATGTGTCGGCTCAACTAAGAAGCAAAGGAAGGGTTTACGCTTTTAAAGAATATATCCAGAGTTAAGTCGCAAGTCGTTGACTATCAAGGACTTACGGAGCTCGGAGCTTTGTAAGTCGTTGGCTACCAGCGGGTTAGAACTAATTGCACAAAAAACCTCGTGGCGTTTGCATTTACACCCCTATTGGCGTATATTATATACATGGACTACTATGAACGCAGAGAAGAAATGTGGGATGACTATTTCGCAAAAGACGATGCTATCCGTGAACGCTATTGGCGTGAAGCGGAAGATATGAAAAACGAATCTCTAATGTCAGATGAATACTCCGAGTATATGGGGAAGGTATATGACGCAGGGTTCTGTGATGATTGGCAAGCGTACGAGGCTTACTTTAAACAACTAGACGCAGACATTCAACAATTTGAAGGAGAACAAAACAATGGGTAGTTACGCAGAAAACGAACAAGACGCAAGAGAATACGCTGAGCTACAAAGGCAATTCGCGGAAGAAAACTTGCGAGACAGGCAACGAGAGAAGGTTACTATCACACATGATGATATTGCTAGTTATCGCAGAAACGAACGCAATCTTGAGAATGCCGAGCGTCACATGCAAGCACAAGAGACTTGGAGTAACTTCTTGGAGACTACAAACAATGGTGAGGACTATGAGCGAAACGAGGAGCAACAAAACTTACTCAGAGAAATCGACCAGATAGTTACAAACAACATTGTGCATGGTTCGCCTCCGTACTCTCTTGAGTCTGCCGAGGGAATCTTGCTCGATATTATAAACGACTTAACTTCCATGAAGGAGCGACTTGGACTTAACGAAGGGGGAAAGATATAAATATGAATAAAATAATTAATTGTCGTATTGTTTCCAAGTTGCATAGACACAAGGAAAGTGATTGTATTACCTTAGTTACTAAAAGACACTTCTTAGTTGTTTGGTTCTTTGGTCTTTGCCTTTCCTTTAGTTTCAACTATTCACCCATTAACTAATGAGCGAAAATAGGTAATAAATAAAATGACAATAGAAATCGCAGTTGTATTGTATTTCCTTTTGTTTCTGACTTGGATGCACTTCCCCAAGTAAGCGTAAGTCCTTGGTTATCAAGGGTTTACGGAGCTCGGAGCTTTGTAAGTCGTTGAGTACCAGAGGGTTACAACTAATTGCATAAAAAGTTCTGTAAGACTTGCGTTTTTGGGTGGGGTCGCTTATATTATAGGTATGAACTTCTTAAACAATGACGACACAGACGAGCAACATGACGCTAACTATGTAACTTCTCAAGCCATGTCGGCACTTTGGGATATTGCTATTGCACCCAATCAAGAAAAGTTTACCGAGGAGGAACAATCCATGATTGCTCTAATCGGCATCACTTTAAAGGTTGTGGCTCATAAGGCTAGTCTTTATGAACAGGAACACGAACAAATCGGCTCAACTCCGAGCGATTCAAATTGGAGAAACTAATATGGACTTACTTATCTTGATTCCGTGGATTCTAATGTATTTCATCATATACACAGGAGACTAAACATAATGCAAAAACAAAAAAGCACAATTAAATTCGACCCAGAAGTAACCAAAGAGGTTCAACGCACATTACAAAGAATTAAATGGATTCGGCAAGGCTACCGACCATTGTTTCACGACATATTTGACAAAGACTAAATAATTTGGTGTGGTCATGGTTTAGCCGTCGCCCTGCGGGGCGGCGGCTTTTTATTGTGTACGATTGGTATGTAAGTCATTGACTATCAACGAGTTATGAACCTCGGAGCTTTGTAAGTCGTTGACTACCAAGAGGTTAGGACTAATTACATAAAGTTTGGCGTAGAGCTTGCATTTGGGCGTAAATGGGGGTATATTGTATATAGTTCTTTAACATTTCAATTTTGTGTCCCTTTAGTTTAGAATGGGTTAAAACACTATCACGCTTATGTTAACCTCTGAGCAAGTCGGTTCGCTACCGATTGATGGAGAAGGTGAGTTCGAATCTCCCAAGGGACTGCTCTTTTTGTAGATGAGGAATCATTGAACAACGAGGCGTCAGTACACGCCTACAACCCTTCGGGGAGAGAGAAAGAGGTACACAGCAATTTGTGGGGTAGTAGCTCAGTCGGTAGAGCATCGTCCCTCCTTCATCGTGAAATTCTAGATAAATTAGCGAACGGAGTAATTACCCGTGGAGGCAAGCGAGAGGTCGTTGGTTCGAGTCCAACCTACCCCTGCTCTTTCAGTAGATGATTCAATTAAGGGGGTGCATCGGATTCGATTGTGGCGACACAAGACTTGGGTTCAACTCCCAACACCTCCACCATTTCAAATAGGTCGGTATAAATAGATGATAAAACGCGGGGCTTGCCCCGCGTTTTCTTTGCGTATAACCTAGTGCGTAAGTCGTTGACCATCAAGGGCTTACGGAGCTCGGAGGTTTGTAAGTTGTTGGTTATCAAAGGGTTATGGCCTTTTTAAATTTCTGTGAATTTAATTTGACTTAAGAGGTGGAAAGGAGTATATTATTATCATGAGTAAAACAACAAAGCTTACCGCCCTCGCCGCACAGGTAGAGGAATTGACTAAAACCCAAAACCGCATAGATGAGTTCGATGAGCGTCTACAAGTTCTGGAGACTGGCATTCCAAGTCCAACTCGCGACTTTCCCGAGGATGAACTTGACTTGATTGTGGAGAATCAGATTAATCAACTCTCTACTGCCGTGGCTAACAAAAGAAAGGCTCTTGACGAAAGGATAGAGCGTCAGGCTAGCCAGGTCGCTAAAGAATTAGAACACGGTTTCGCCAACTAAGTTTGTTTCGTAAGTCGTTGGTTGTCAGCGGCTTACGAAGCTCGGAGGTTTGTAAGTCGTTGGCTATCAAGCCTTTATGACTAACTGCACGAAAAATGAGATAAAACTTGATTTTCCGTGTAGATAGAGTATATTGTATATATGACACACCAAACAGAATTCGAAATTGATTTTGACTACAAAGGAACTTATTTCCTCATCCAAGGCACTGCCGACTGGACGATTGAAAATGATTCTTTTGATTATGCAGGAACGCATTGCACTCATGGGAGAGGGGGAACTTGCAAGCTCCCCGACTATGCTCAAGTAGAAGATTGCTCGGTTGACTTTGTGGAATTGCATCACGAAGATGACACCATAGAAGAATTTGATTGGCAAGACAAAGAAAAGATGCTTGCCTTTGAAAAGGAGTATAGTAGCGTTATTGAGGAACATTTGAATCAACAGGAATTTGAAAATGGCGATGTTGTTAAAGCGTTTCAGTCTTATCATGAAGAACTGGAAATAGAAAGCCGTTTAGAATCCCGTCAGGCTTGGTAAATAGAGTCAAATAAAACATTTAGCGAGGGGCTTGCTCCTCGCTTTTTTGTGGGCAGTTATGTTTCGTAAGTCGTTGACTATCAAGGACTTACGGAGCTCGGGGGTTCGTAAGTCGTTGGTTATCAAGAGGTTATGACTATTTTCATCAAACTAAAGTTTTTTCTTGCGTTTGGGGGGTAATGGGCTTACCTTATTAGTATGAAGATGAACAAAAAGAAAGCTCTCGCCATTGTCCACCAACTTTATGCGGACATCGTTAAACTAGGTACAAACCCCATGATGGAATGGGAAGCTGAACGCATGGTCACCGATGCCGAAAGCAAACCTGCAAAGTTTTTTAAAACCGAGGAAGCGACAGAAGGCTTTTGCAAAATCCTCGATGAAATGAAAACCAACGGCAAACTACTCGACCTGTGAAACTAGAAAAATTCTTAAAAGTCATGAAATTAGAAGAACTCGATACCGACTCTTTACGCAAAATTTCGGAGGGTAAATTGCAACGCCCTTTTAACTTTGCATTTCGCAAACCCAAACTGAGCAAACCGAAGTACAGCCTTTCTGACTTGCTTTTTATGTTTTCAGGAAGTGAGAACGACAAAGAAATTTGCAATACAATCAAACGAACCATAGAAAAACTCAAATCAAATGATTGAAATAGTCTTACCATTTACTATTTTGCTTTTGCCTTGTCTGGTAGTTATCCTACTCGACTTGTTGCCCACAGAATAGTTTTCTAACTCGTTGAGTATCAACGACTTACGAAGCTCGGAGGTGCGTAAACCGTTGGCTATGAGCTACTTACAATGCAAAACAAAATTTGACTTTGGTGAGGAAGTGGGGTATTGTATAAGTATGATAAAAACGAAAGAACACTACGACCTCCTCAAGGCCATGCTGGAGGACAACGAGAATTATAGCGACCTGGGTCTACCTCCCCATATGGTCGAGTGGGTCGCCACGCTACTGAAAGCTTATGAGGATGAGGCGATGAGACGCTTCGTTCTCTCTGTCCCTTCCTGAGGTTAAAAAGAGCCGTAAGTCGTTGTCTACCAACGGCTTACGGAGCTCGGAGGTTTGTAAGTCTTTGACCAGTAAGGACTTACGACTATTTTAAAGAAAGTTAAGTTTTTTCTTGCGTTTCATGGCGTTTGGTCGTATCTTATTATTATGAAAACAAGATATGAATTACTTGAAAACGGAACTTGCTATCCTCACAATTCTTTTGAAAAGTGTCGTGAAGGTTTAGAGCAAGCTCATCAGAACGCCGAGCAAGCCCTTGTCGATAAGGGTTGGGAGCTGTGGCAATTAGAAATCGTTTGCTCGACTTACGATGCCACTGGCAAGATAATTGCCTGTGAGGTCGTCGAGGAGTTTGAAGTTCCTAGTGAGGTGGAGGATTACGATGAAAGTATGGACGGCGATTTTGATTCAGGAATGGCGTCAGCTGGCTTTGGTACTGATGAGGATTACGGTTCTTTTGGTGGTGAGGAGTTCTAAATAGGTCGGCTCTAAATAGTCAAATAGAAAGGCGGGGCTTTTGCCCCGCCTTTTTTATGAGAGCAATCGTTTCATAAGTGGTTGGTTATCAACGACTTACAAAGCTCGGAGGTACCTAAGTCGTTGGTTATCAGTAACTTACGACCCAAAAAAAGATTTGACTTTGCGGACTTAAAGGGGTATTGTATTATTAGAATGTGGGATATATTACTAGTCTTAGCAGTAAATTCTTTTGTTGTGCTGTACCTTTTCGGATTAACTTACTGGATTAACAAATACTTTTGAAACATCATGAAAAAGCACCATGCACCAAGTGAGTTGTGGGGTTCTCGCCCATGCAAGTCCACTACCGTACTAGACAAAGACCAAGTGACTGCTAACCGCAAGGCACAAGCTCAATGGGCTGCTTATACCAGTGGTAAGTCTTATGTGTTATACTTACAGAATCGTACCAGTAGCCACGCCTTTAGGGTACAAGCTTACGGCAAGACCCCAGTCGATGCAGTTAAGCGTTGGTATCGTGGGCTTGATGGAAGCGACAAATGGAAGCGTCAATGCGTTAAGGTGGTCGCAGTCTATACTTGTGCAAACAAACAAACTGCTCAAGCGGGCGAGCTACTCGTTGGGCAAGCTCAAGACAAAGCTCCATGGTAGTTCTAAATAGGTTGGTTCTAAATAGTCAAATAGAAAGGCGGGGCTTTGCCCCGCCTTTTTTTATGAGAGCAATCGTTTCATAACTCGTTGGCTATCAAGGATTTACAAACCTCCGAGGTGCCTAAGTCGTTGGCTATCAGGAACTTACGACGCCAAAAAGATATTGACTTTTTCTTGCCCCTGCCGTAGGGTATAGGTATGACACAACACCAAATCGACACCCGCCTCTCTCATCTCCGCGTATTCCTCGACCGCCTCCCGCAGGAACGCGACCGCATTCTCCGTGAAATCCACTTCCTTGAAGATATGTGGATGGAAATCGAGCTGGCCAACTCGTCCGATGAAGGGGAGGAGGACATCCACCACGAATTTGAGCCGCCTTATTGATCTAGGCGTAACTCCTTGATGGTCAACCAGTTACAAAGCTCCAAGCTTCGTAAGTCGTTGAGTGACAGTGACTTACGAAACAAAAAGTTTTTTCACGAAACTTGCTTTTAGGGGTTGCATTTTCAGCCGATTACCCTTATATTATATACATGATTAACCTAACAGATGAAACCAAGAACCAAGAACGCATTGAAGTGCTCCGCAACAATTTTGTTGAGGGTGCATTCCCAAAAACAAACGCAGGGCTAGATGAGGCTTTCGCACTCGTGGAAGACCTCAAAAATTGCTTCGGGGATAAAGACGACATTTATGATGTCTTCCTTTATGACCCCACCACCAATTGGGCAACAGATTTGAGTCAAGACCTTTATTACAGCGATTGGGACTGAGTTATGGACGATTATTATGACGATGATTATTCCGAGGAACTTTACCTTGCCAGAAAGAAGGGGGAAGGATGGACATTGTGCGAAGGTTGCGGAGACTGGTTGCATACTGAGGATTTTCAAAATGGCGTTGGGTTTTGTTCATGCCCTGAAGAACAGGAGGAAGAAGAATGATTTATCTTTGCGTGGCGGTATTTATTCTTAGTTGGTTCATCAAACATTAAATAGTCAAATAGCTAAATAGAAAGGCGGGGCTTTTGCCCCGCCTTTTTTATGAGAGCAATCGTTTCGTAAGTCGTTGACTATCAAGGACTTACGAAGCTCGGAGGTACGTAAGTCCTTGGTTATCAGTAACTTACGACGCAAAGAAAGATTTGACTTTGGGGGCAGCATGGCGTACTGTATAGGTATGAACATTGATACTTGGTTACTCGATCCAGAAGCTCACGACGCTCACTTTGCTTTGCCGACTTGTCCGCATTGCTTTGAGGAAATCCTTGCCGAGGGAGAATGCCCTGACTGCGATGACGAGGGTGAAGAGGATATTCATTATGAATACGAAGCACCTCATTAAAAGTTCGTAAGTCGTTGCCTATCAACGGCTTACGGAGCTCGGAGGTTCATAAGCGGTTGATTCCGAAGGACTTACGTTAAATAGTGTTAAATAACCTTTTTTCGCCTTGCGGCTTTCGTTTTCGTACATTTCATAACTCGTTGCCTATCAACGACTTAGGAAACTCCGAGGTTGGTAACCCGTTGACTATCAAGTACTTACGACGCAAGAAAAAGTTTGACTTTGGCGCACAAGGGGGGTACTGTATAGGTATGATAAAAACCAAAGAACACTACGACCTCCTCAAGGCCATGCTGGAGGACAACGAGAATTATAGCGACCTGGGTCTGCCTCCCTATATGGTCGAGTGGGTCACCACGCTACTGAAAGCTTATGAGGATGAAGCCATGAGACGCTTCGTTCTCTCCGTCCCTTCCTTAGGTTAAAAAGAGCCGTAAGTCGTTGTCTATCAACGGCTTACGGAGCTCGGAGGTTCATAAGTGCTTGACTATCAAGGACTTACGGCACAAAAAAAAGATTTGACTTTGAGTGAGATCTGCCCTAGTTTATAGGTATGAACATTGACACATTTCTCTATGACGAAGATGCACACGACAAGACTTATGCCTTAGATGCGGTAGTCGAAGATCGCCAAGCTGAAGTGGAGCAACTCTGTTCTGATTGTCGCTCTAACTTAGAAACGCTTGAAACGCAATTGCTTAATCGCCTTGGCGAAGTGAGGCGCACCATTCAGTTGCTCCGACAAGATGAACACGATTGCTCTCTAGAGGCAGAGCTACCCAAATTAGATGCTATGTATGAAACTGCGGAAGCGGTCACTAGCGCTATTCTGGACTTTCCTGTAAAGCTCTAAGGGGGAAATAGGATGATTCTAGTCTGCGTCCTCGTTTTCTTTTTGAGCTTTTTTATTAAACATTAGTTTCATAACTCGTTGGTTATCAACGGCTTACGGAGCTCCGAGGTTCATAAGTGGTTGATTCCGAAGGACTTACGTTAAATAGTGTTAAATAACCTTTTTTCGCCTTGCGGCTTTCGTTTTCGTACATTTCATAACTCGTTGCCTATCAACGACTTACGAAGCTCGGAGGTGCGTAAGTCATTGGGTATCAGCGAGTTCCGCCAGCTCCAAATATCTAAATAAACTAAATAAGTCTTTTTTCTTTTCTTTTTTTTTCTGGGGGTTTTGCAACCCCTTGACTATCAGTGGGTTAGAGAACTTTTATAACTCGTTATATATCAAGGGTTTACGAAACTCGGAGCTTCGTAAGTCGTTGACTATCAGGCACTTACAGAACGGAGTATGTCAGGGTACAGATGGTGAGAAAATGTTTTTTGTGTTTATATGGTGCAAAAAAAGCCCTGCACTTAGGCAGGGCTTTTTGGTGAGTTAATGTTTTTTATAGCATTCTCATCCAGTCCATGACAACGATATGAACGACATAGAAAACGGCAGTAACGGAAAGAATATTTAAAGGTGTTTCTAGATGATTCATGATTTTTTGGTTGGTTTATGTTTTTTAGGCTAAGGCTGCGGCAAGGAACTTTGAGCGATTGAAGTTAGGGTTGAATTTCTCGAACCTATCCGCTAAGTTAACGATGAGCGTTTCCACTACGAGCGGATTCGGTGCGTGAGTATAAGACAAGTTACAAGTTTCGGCAATGGCTTCGAAGTGTCGTTTAGTCATGATTTTTTATTCCTCTTATTTTTTTAAGGTTGGGTCTGTGGTTTTTGCTTCTAAGGTGTTTGAATTTATCACTAGCTATTCTTTCCGCTGTCCACTTGGAAAGCAAGCGGTCAATGGCATCGCTAAAAGACTCGAATTCTTTTCTTAGTAAGGTTTTTCCCTTTGTTATCATATTAACAATGTAAGGGCATTTACCCCTAAACGCAAGATTTATTTTCGCTCTAGTGAAAGTTTTTACAGAAAACATTTCTGGTGAGAAAATGTTTTTTTGGTGCGTTTGCGTTTATGTGGTGTGTTTATACTCTGCCCTCAGGGGAGAGATTCGTAAGTCGTTGTATATCAAGGGTTTACGAAACTCGGGGCTTCGTAAGTCGTTGCCTATCAGGCACTTACGCAACAGGGTATTGTAAGGTATAAGTGGTGAGAAAATGTTTTTTTGGTGAGATGTGGTGCATAAAAAAGCCCCGCACTAAGGCGGGGCTTTTTGGTTAGTTAATGTTTTTTTAGGCTACGACTGGTTTCATGTAACGCTCCCATTGGTTGACCTCTAGGATTCGGGCGTTGGGGTGGTTACCACGCCACCGAGCAAGTTCTTCTTTGGCTTGAGCCAACAAGGGAAACTTGAAAGCGTGTTCTTGGCTAGCTAGCTGTTGGCAAGCTTTACCTATGAAGTAGAATCCGTCTAAGCTGATTATATAGTACATAATGTTTTAGCTGTTTTTTAGGTTAGAGAAAAGAAGTGATTTATTGAGATCTTTGGCTGTATCGAAATGTTCTTGTGCCTTAGCAAGGCGAATCTTTCGCCCTACGATGGAAGCTGTTGACTTAGCGAATTTTGTCCAAAAGTCGCCTTGTTTATTGTGTTGATTGATTAACTCAATTATTCTATATGCTCTGTTGAATTCGTTCATGCATACAATGTAAGGGAATTAGCCGAGAAACACAAGTTTTTTTTTGCTTTAGTGAAAGTTTTTTACAGAAAACATTAATGGTGAGAAAATGTTTTTTTGGTGCGTTTGTGTTTATGTGGTGAGATTGTACGCTACCCTAGTAGGAGATTCGTAAGTCGTTGTATATCAAGGGTTTACAAAGCCCCAAGGTGCGTAAGTCGTTGCCTATCAGGCACTTAGGTAACGGAGTATGCTAGAGTATAGATGGTGAGAAAATGTTTTTTTGGTGCGTTTGTGTTTATGTGGTGAGATTGTGTTTATGTGGTGCATAAAAAAGCCTCGCACTAAGGCGAGGCTTTTTGGTTAGTTAATGTTTTTCTAGTGCTTTATTAGAAACGACAAGAAGAAAACAGCTACGGCTATCAGTATCATAGCACTAAGCAGTTTTCGGCTGGTGGTGGTGGTGTCAGTTTTTCGGGAATGACATCTGCGTTTGTCATAACTAACTGCTCGACTGCTTGGTTTGCTACGCAAGCGATTTCAAGAAGCCAGTTGGCAATGTGTTCAGCGTAGACTTTTGCATATTCGCCATCTTCTTGGAGTTTATCGTCTGCCTGTTGAGCTATTGCTGAAGCTTGCACCCGAATGTTGATGAGCTGTTGAGCCACGGAAAAGTTACCCTTATCTAGATGAGAGGCGAACAAGTCGTGGGTTTCTATTGGATTTGTGAATTTTTCAATCATGCCTATATTATCGTCTATTTTGCCTGAGATTGCAAGATTTATTTTTCGCGAAATTAGATGTGGTGAGAAAATGTTTTTTTATGACCCCTCCCGTTTTTTTAGATTAAAATGTTTTTTGTGTTTTTGTGGTGAGGTGGGGGGTGGTTATTCTCACTCGCTCGGGGAAAAGGGGTTTTGTGAAATATGGTCGGACCCAAAAAAATCCGAAGGGGTATATCCTCCAGACTATTTAAACTAACTAAGTATTTATAGTTTTTTAACTAATTGAAATACTTCATCTATCAAGCCTTCTTTCATAGCCTCGGCGGGCGTTTTATCTTGAAGCGCTTGCATTGGGGTATTTAACCAAACGGTAGCTTCATAAATACTGAAAGATTTTGCAACGGCTTGCATTATATCGTGACTAGAAGGAGGTTCGTCTCCAATCAAGACCTCGACATTCCCGTTCGGTGCAGCGACTTTTTGCAACCTTTTTTTCATCTACATATATATAATACACTTTTTTCAAGAAAAAACCACTCTCGTTGTGTAATCATTATTGAATGAAAGTAATTGGTAATAATATTTGGGCCGATAAATCAGATGGTACAGCATTAAGATCAACGGTTATTACAACGTCGGGAGAGATACCTATAACAGGTACAATCGTTGATGTGGCCCCTTATTCATTACATTCTTATCAATGTATTGCCAATCCAACTGGAGTCAGTGCTCCAAATGCAGTAAGTGGAAAATTTACAGTAGAAGTCTCCCAAACGAAAGATTACTGGACGGAAGTTGCGGCTTTTGATATTACAGACAGTACATTAACAGGATTAGTTTATGCAGACACGTGGGGCTTTAGTTATGCTCGTACTGTTTTAAATCCTACTGCAGGAAAAGAAGGTTCGGGCCTTTTTATCGTCATGGAAAAGCATAATGTCTAATGGGCGCAAATCCCAGAAAGCCTTCCGAAGACCTTACCCGTGGGTCTGAAAATAAAGCTGAAACCATATCTGTCGTTGTTGCCGTAGTAAAAAAAACCATTTTATATGTAGCAAAGAAAGCGGCGGTAGTCTTAAAGGTGTCAAATAATCCAGGAACTACAATCTACGATCCTCCTCCACCACCTTCGACATAAAAAGTGTATTAATAATTAATGGGTATTGAAATGATAGCAGAAGTATTAGTTGCATTGGTTTCTATTGGAGCTACTTTATTTAGTGTTTGGGCGGGAAAGAAATACATGGAAAAACGTCGACAGAACTGCTTGGTAAGTGAAACCATTCAAAATGCCAATGTTTATACTGCTCTTCAGTTTACTCTTGAGGAGTTAGGCGCGGACAGGGCATATATTCTTGAATTTCATAATGGAGAAAAATATTTTTCGGGTAGGGGGCAGCAAAAGTTTAGTTGTAGTTATGAGGTGGTGCGCCACGGAATCAGTGCGGAGTCTTCAAATTCTCAAAACCATAGAATCTCTAATTATCACACTTATATTAGTGAGCTAGTAAAAGAAGGTGATTATTCTTATTCCGACATCTCGGCAATTAGTGATGTCTCTTTTGTACAATTGCTCCAACACAAAGGGGTAGAGGCTATATCCAATGTACCCTTAAAAACTTTAAATGGGAAAATAATAGGAATTTTAGGAGTAGACTATGTAAAATCCTCACCTAAATGCAAAGAAATAGGATTCGATATAAAATGTACAGAAAACAACAAAGAATTCCTTAAGAAGCAAGCCAAAATAATAACAGGATATTTAATATAGTATAATAGAAACACCATTTCAATTGATTTTTTAACCTATAAAGTATATAATAATAAGATGGCGCACGAATTTTGCATGAATTGTGGTTTTAAGGTGGAATATAGCCTGAAGTCTCCTAACTTTTGTCCTAATTGCGGTAATGCAATGCATGAAAAAGCGGTAGCTTCAGAACAGGAAGTAATTGAAGAGGAAACTAAACCCGAGATCCCTGCGGGTCAATGGTTGAAAAATGGTTTGCAGTATGATATAGGTAAGGGGGCTGCTACTCGGCCTACGATAGGAGACTTAATTAATGAGGCTCAAGTAACCCCCGAAGCTCATATACAGCGAACCAATAGACCAACCCCTCCTCCTTCGGATAAGGATGCATTAGAGGAGTCAATGGACTCCTGTCGCCCCTCACGACAATCCGAAGATATAGGTGGCTAAAAAGAAATTAGAGTCTTACGAATTTCACTCGAAAACAGTTGACACCGAATTAGAGAAAAGAAGGGGTCGATGGTTTTTGCAATCCGTTAGTTGGATTGATTTTGATGATGTTAAACAAATTATACGTTTTCATGTTTATGTGAAATGGGACCAATGGGATCAAGAACGATCCCTAAAACCATGGTTGAATCGATTAATTTCGAACCAATTAAAAAATATTCTACGTAATTACTATGGTAATTTTGCACGCCCCTGTTTAAGTTGTCCTTTTAACCAGTCTCCAAATCCCGACCCAGGAGCTAAAGGCGATTTTACTGAATTGTGTGGTTTTACCCCGAGTGGGACGCAATGTAGTGAATGCCCCTTGTACGCCAAATGGGAAAAAACTAAAAAACCCGCTCACGATGTTAAAATGCCTCTGGCTCTGGAAAACCACCACCATGATGTACAAAGGCAACACTTGGGATCTGGAACCTTTATTATAGATAAAGCGGTAGGGAAACTTCATAAAGCAATGAAGAAAGTACTTAATGCGCGTCAGTATGAAATATATGAGATGCTTTTTATAAAAAATATGACTGATGAAGAGATTGCAGTTAAGATGGGATACAAGACAAGTGAATCAGGAAGAAAAGCGGGCTATAAGCAAATAAAGAACTTAAAGAAGCAATTTAAAGCAAAAGCGGAAAGAATCTTAAAAAACACAGATATAATATATCATGACTAAATTACAATTAACAGAAGAGCAGGAAGCCTTTATAGATGAAAATTGTGACAATATATTGGATTTGATTGAACTAACTCGCGCCACGTTTATGAATCAGGCTTTAGATGGGCGCACAAAGGAAGGTCGCGCCGTCAGGGAGTATTTGGCATCCAAGGGAGCCAAATATAAGACGACGCAGCATGAGAAGGCGAAAAAAACAAAATTCACCACAGAGCAACAGGAATTCATTTTAAGCAGCGCAGAAGGCAAGATGCGACCTTTTGAGATAGCACAACTTGTCTTTCCAGAAAAACATTTATATCCACTGAGTAAAGAAGTGATAGATATTAATGATCTTATAAGAAAAGAGGCTCCAGAGAGAGTTAGTCCAGAGGATTCGGCATTGGGTAATATTTATCGCCCACCAGAGGGATTGGAAAAAATAACAAGTAGAGTCAATGCCGCGACCACCCAGGAGTTGGATTGCACGAAAATTAACCTACAAAAGGTAAAGTGCATCGAAGCCGTGGGAAAGTTTATTCAATCGCCGCGATTCAGTCTGGTTATCAACAATTTTCGCAATCAAGATGACCGCGATCTCTTTGAGGCTGAATTCATCAGGGCTACTTGGGATAAGCCTGATTTAACTTCTGATGAAGTTAATTTATATATTAATGTTTGTATTGATTATGTTAATTTAAAAAATATTCAAGGCGCCGTTGATAAGTTAAACGATATGTTCAATGATGCCGAGGATCAACAAGACCTTACAGTAAGGTTGGCGGAAATTCTCAAAACAAAAAGCGAAGAATACAATCAGTGCGAAAAACGCATGGAAAGTCTCATCAGCAAGCTCAATGGTGATCGAGCCAAACGCATAGCCAGCAGAACCCAGGAAAACGCTTCTATATTAAGTTTGGTCGAAATGTTTCAAAGTGAAGAGGAAAGGCAGGTAATGGTTAAGATTGCCGAAATGCAAAAGGCGACAATTAAGAAAGAAGCCGACAGGTTGGAGTCAATGCCCGAATGGAAGGCTCGGGTCCTGGGTATCGGCAAAGACGATGTAATATAATGACATTTGCGTGCAAAGAGTGCGCTAAAGCGTTCGGTTCGGAGAGAAGTCTCCATGCTCACATCAAAAAGCATGGAGTATTGCTATCTGAATATTATACAAGTCATTATCCTAGATATAATAAGCTAACGGGAGACCCATTACCCTTCAAGAATAAATTTGATTATTTCAATAAAGATTTTTCTACTCGTGCTCAAATGATAAAGTGGAGCAAACAAGCGCCGCAGGCAGAAGTTAAATCATATATATTAAAGCAACTTGAAAATAGAATTAGCTCAAAGGGCCTAAAAAGGGCTCCTAACCATTTAGAGGTAGAACTGAACGGCTTGCCCCCTATAGAGCTTTTTAAACAGGTGTGTGGCTCTTATGGAGCTGCCTGCGAAGAACTACAGGTTCTTCCTTTATTTAATAAACCTATAATGAAACAATTTTTTGTGAGGGACGAAAAATTAAACAATATTAATATATTTATTGATACTAGAGAACAGAAACCTTTGTCATTTGATAACTCCTCTAAAATGAAATTAGACTTTGGTGATTATACTGCAGGAGGAGAAAATTACTCCTATACTTATGTTGATCGCAAAAGTGAAACGGACTTCAAGTCCACCCTCAGTACTGGTTTAAAAAGATTTAAAAATGAAATTAAAAGGGCTAAAAAATTTGATTCATATGTTTTTATAGTAATAGAAAGCAGTATTTCTAAAATTAAAAAACAGAATTTATTTGGACCTCATAAATCAAACCTTGGGTATATTTGGCATAACATGAGAGAGATTACTCATGAATTCGCGGGGACGTGTCAATTTGTGTTTAGTGGAAGTAGGTCCGCTTCAGAGTGGTTGATTCCCCGTTTACTGTTCTATGGAAAAAATTTATGGAACGTAGATCTTCAATATTATATAGATAATCATGACATGGGAAACAGGTAAACAGGCGAGTAGAGCTCAATACTCTTCCTCAATCAACCAAGAGATTCTGTCTAAAAAGGGATTTCTTGAGGAACGGGAAGCGAAATTTCTATTATATCAGTTTCTAAAGGGAAACATTACGTTTACTACTGATTTATTAAGTGGAGTTAAATTATTTCCTTTTCAGCATATGGCGATAAAGTCCATGATGGAAACTGATTATTTCATGGGGGTGTGGGCTAGAGGAATGTCCAAGTCCTTTACTACAGGTGTTTTTGCTTTCTTAGATGCGGTCCTCAATCAAGGAGTCCATACAGGTATCATCTCAAAGTCCTTTCGTCAGGCTAAAATGATCTTTAATAAGATAGAGGATATAGCTTCTAAGCCTGAAGCTCAATACCTAGCTCAATGTATTACGCATAAATCTAAAAAAAATGATGAGTGGACTATGCAAATAGGGCGGTCCACTATTCATGCGTTGCCATTGGGGGACGGAGAAAAACTGAGGGGCTTTAGATTTCATAGAATTATTATTGACGAATTTGCCTTAATGCCAGAACGCATTTACAATGAAGTTATAGTACCTTTCCTGTCGGTTGTGCAAAATCCTACTGAAAGAGAGGATATGTATAATTTAGAAACGAAAATGATAGCTCAAGGGAAAATGAAGGAAGAGGATCGCTTTGAGTGGCCAAATAACAAGCTTATACTTCTTTCTTCTGCATCCTATAAATTCGAATACATGTACAAGACTTATGAGAAATTCGAACAATTGATTAGCGGACATATTAAAGAAGAGGACTCTCGCGCCTTGCGTTCTGTAATGAAATTCTCTTATGACTGCGCTCCCGTACAGCTTTATGACCAGAACCTACTTAATCAAGCGAAATCCACAATGAGCCAATCGCAGTTCGACAGGGAGTTTAACGCTGTATTCACTGATGATAGTTCGGGATACTTTAAAATTTCTAAAATGGCAGCCTGTACTATTGCCGATGGAGAAGAACCTTGTGTGGAAGTGGCGGGTGAAGCATCAGATAAATATTTAGTTTCCTTTGACCCTAGTTGGGCGGAATCAGAAAGCTCGGATGATTTTGCTATGCAGGTATTTAAGTTAAATGATGCCAGCGAATCAGGGACCTTAGTTCATAGCTATGCGTTATCTGGAACACGATTAAAGGATCATATTTTTTACTTTTATTATATATTAACGAACTTCAATGTAGTAGCTATGGTAGGTGATTATAATGGAGGGGTACAGTTTATTAGGGCCGCTAATGAAAGCAGTCTTTTTAAAGAGAATAATATAACAATCGGTTTAATTGATGCAGATTTTGATAATTTAGAGAATTACACAGCGGGATTGTTGGATGCCAAGAATCAATACAATGTTGCTACACGTAATTATTGTGTTTTACGAAAACCATCGAGTCAATGGATACGCAGAGCCAACGAATTACTCCAAGCGAACATTGACCATAAAAGAATATATTTTGCCTCTCGTGCTATCAACGATGATTACCAAAAACAAAGAAACAAAAAAATCCCCATTGATAACTTAAAATTTCTTCGAACTGCTGATTTTAATGAAAAACAAAGTAGAGGAGCTAAAATGATTGATTTTGTAGAAAACCAAAAGGACATGATAGACCTCACTAAGAATGAATGTGCTTTAATCCAGGTTTCCACAACACCTCAAGGCACCCAAACATTCGATTTACCCCTAAATCTAAAAAGACAAACGGGTCCAGACAAAGCTCGAAAAGACTCTTATTCGGCTTTATTGCTCGGAAATTGGATGATAAAAACTTACTATGACATAACGGTAGCGAAAGCAGATCCCGTTGACACTACATTCATCCCTCGCTTTATCGCCTAAAGTCAAAAGTTAACTTTTAACTTTTAATGGACTTTTTATAAACTTTGGTGTATAACATTAATATGTCCGAACAAAAAAGAAAATACATTAAAACGTCTGACTATTGGAATAAATTTAAGAAGCACGAAAAAACCCTAGAGGATCTCACTCAAGAGTTAACCTCAGAGGCATGGGAACCCAAGATCGTTGGGGAGGCTTTTTATAAGAGCGAAACGCAAGCTTACTCTAGGTCGGGGTCAGGTGGGAACGCGGCTACAGATGGCAGAACTACTAGTCGTCAAAATAGAGCGGCAATAGCCCCTAAGATTTATAAGTATAATAATATATGGGAAGGGGCATTACCCTATAATTACACCAAAGGTGGTGAAGCTGATGTAAGAGATGCTATTTTACTATGTCAGAAAGCTTATGCCAATATAGCCATTTTTCGGAACGTAATAGACATTATGGCAGAGTTCGCCAATACAGACTTAGTGTTAGAGGGTGGCACTCGAAAATCCAGGGACTTCATTGATAAATGGATGCAAAATATAAAAATATGGTCATTAAAAGATCAGTATTTCAGGGAATACTATAGGTCTGGAAATGTGTTTTTATATAGGTTGGATAGTAAATTCAATGAAGATGATTTCGCCAAGTTTAATACTATTTATGGAGGGCAATTCCTTAAGCCCAATCAAATCCCGATTAAATATATAACTCTCAATCCTTATGACATAATCGCTGTAAGGGCTACCAGCATCCATATGGAGCTTATTTATAGGAAGGTTCTTTCTGAATTTGAATTAGCTCGTTTAAAAAACCCCCAAACCCCTTATGACGAAGAAGTACTTCAGTCGTTTCCTCCAGAAACTCGAAAAAGAATTAAGTCAGGGGAATTCGGCCTTACAGGTGTGCTAATGGAATTAGAACCCAAAAAATTAGTATACTCTTTTTATAAAAAACAAGATTACGAGCCTTTTGCTATCCCTTTTGGTTTTCCTGTCCTGGATGATCTTAATTGGAAAATAGAACTAAAGAAGGTTGATCAGGCCATTTGTCGTACCATAGAAAATGTAATTCTTTTAATAACAATGGGTAACACTCCTGATAAAGGAGGTATTAATCCACATAATCTAACCGCTATGCAACAATTGTTTGGTAATCAAAGTATCGGGCGTGTTTTAGTTAGCGACTATACTACAAAGGCTGATTTTGTGATTCCTGATCTTAATAAGGTTCTCGGTCCACAGAAGTATGAAGTAGTCAATGAAGACATCAAGGAGGCTTTGCAAAATGTAGTGGTGGGTCACGAACGTTATAGTAATACACAAGTCAAGGCTCAGATTTTTCTTGAACGACTAAAGGAAGCTCGCAACGCTTTCTTGAATGATTTTTTAAAGCCTCAAATAAAACTAGTGTGTAAAAATCTTGGGTTTAGAAAATACCCTACCCCGAGGTTTGAAGAACTGGATATTAAGGATGAAGTACAACTCCAAAGAGTAACTACTCGCCTTATGGAATTGGGAATCATTACTCCTGAAGAAGGAATACGGACAATTAAAACAGGAATCTATCCCCATTCAGATGATATTGAACATGACCAAGACAAATTCTTGAAGGATAGGGAAAAAGGTTATTATATGCCACTAGTGGGAGGAGCGCCTTTTATAGGAACTGAAGAAGAAGAAGAAGGAATGAAGGGCGAGCCTACTAAAACCAATCAGCCAGAAGATAAAACGCCTCAGGTTCAAGACGTTGTGGATGATGAAGGTATTGAGCCCATCACAGGGCCAGTTACAATAGGTTTTCCCACCAAACGAGGTAAGAAGAAACAATTAAAACAAGACAAGGGGCGTCCTGCAGGCACCACAAAAGAAGGGAAGCCTGCCCCTGCTTTCGCCCAGATAACTCCTGAGGAAATAGAGGGAGCCGTCGGACTAACGAATGATTTATTCAAGTTCGCTGAAAAAGAAACTCGATCTCAGTTCAAAATCAAAAGACTGACAAAGGTTAGAAAGGAATTGATAGATGAATTGTGCAAAAGTGTTATCGTTTCCACCCCTCAGGAGAAATGGGAGGATCGCACTCTTAGCTGTATCAAAGACAATAAGTTAATTGCAGATTTACAAACATTACCTGAGATACTGGAGATTTCAGCAGAAATGGAACTGGCGCCCTATGCTGCCTCCCTGCTGTATCATGGGAAAAAAAATAAAAAAAATTCCCCTGAAAAATAAATGAGTGTATCCTTTCTGTAAGGAGTTATCTATATATGAAACAAATCATACCAAAAGTAGAAATTGATCTATCCGATCAAATCAATGCAAAATTTTATCCAATAGAAGAGGGCGACGAAATTGCCATCGGCGCAGAACGGTTCGACGGCAAGAAAAGAGGGGCTCTTAAGGATAGTGACTTTTTGGATCCCAAGCGACGGTCCTTTCCTGTGGTCTCATGTAAAAACGTGAAAGCCGCCGTCAGCACCTGGGGCATGTATAAAGGTTCCATGAGCTTTGAGACTTTTAAATCCAAGCTTACTGCTCGCGCTAAAAAGCTCGGTTGCGAAAGTTCTCTCCCTAAAAGCTGGACTGAGAAAGCAGACGCCAAGAGCAAAGAGGCTTGGGAAAAGACCGACAAGAAAGAACTTGATCGAGACACCAAAAAAGAAAAAGGCGAGCATGAAAAAGATGCAGTCAAAGACGATAAGTCAAAAGTCGACAAGCTAAAAAAAGGCAAGCAAACCGAAAAAAAGCAAGTAGAAGAGCACGACTTAAAGAAGGACGAAGAATTTGACGAAGAGGATAAGGTAAAATACACCAAAGGCGAAAAGAACGGTGAAAAGAACGGCGAAAAGAAAAAAAGCGCCAAGGAAAAATTTCTCGAAATGATTCAGAAGAAAAAAGGTGACAAAGCCAAAGAGTCCAAGGCTGAGGACGCTCCTTGGGAAGACGAGGACGAAGACGAGCTCAAGAAAGACACGAAGAAAGAAAAGAAGGAGCACGAAAAAGACGCCATCAAAGACGACAAGAAGCAAATAAAAGACCTTAAGAAAGACGAGAAGGAAGACAAGAAAAACCTTAAAAAATGAGCAAGGCGGATTTCAAGTATACTACTAAATTTAATAGTATAGTCCAAGGCTCGTGTTTAAATTGTTGCGATGACTTTGAGGTTACCAAAGCCTCGTTAGAACAATTAAAACCATTAATTCCAGAGTCTGTGGACCTGGATAAGAATATTGATTTAGTTGGGGTTGCATTTAACGCTGCCGTAGTTAATCGATTCAATCGAAACGGTGATGGTATAGATTCTCAATTAGGCAAGGAGATAAAAGACTACTTCATCAATAAACCTACTAATATAGAACATAATAGGCAAAAAGTAGTCGGACATATTATTTCAAGTGCCTTCAGTTCTTTTGAGAATAGCGAACTATTGCATGAAGAGGATACACCAGACGGCCCTTTCAATATTGCTTTGGGTGCGCTAGTATATAGAACTGTAAATCCTGCATTCGCGGGAATGTTAGAACAGACCAAAGAGGGGGAATCCTATCACAATATGATTTCCGCGAGCTGGGAGCTAGGTTTCAATGATTACCACATTGCCGTGGGAGGAGACAATCTCAGTGAGGCTGAAATTATAACCGACGAAAAACAAAAAGAAGAGTTTAAACACTATCTTAGGGCGTATGAAGGAGCAGGTAAAACCGATGACGGTATTCCCGTCCATCGTCTTATCGTTGGGGATGTATATCCTTTGGGTATTGGATTCACCACAAACCCTGCGGCGGATGTAGAGGGAGTTTATACCGCAAAGCCCGAAAACCTAGAAGAAATGCTCAAGGACTCTCCCGCTTATATTCACCCCAACCAAATAGAAATAGAAAAAAAATCCTTGGAATCAGAAAAAAAATGTTCCCTTTCTAAGAATTTAGATGTAACTGAAACAAACGATACTATCATGGATACGCAAAATCTCATAACAGAATTCGAAAAGCTCCTCACTGAGAAGCTTGGAGAAAAGCATTCCCACGAAACCGTTGCCAATGCCTCTCAGCTCATCCAAGACGCCATCAAGCAGAAGGATGAAGAGTATAAGGCTACCAAAGAAGCTAAGGACCAGCTTGTTGAAACAGTAGAAGCTCAAAAGAAAGAATTTGAAGAAAATCTTTCCGAGCTACAAGACAAACTTGCTGTCGCTGAACAACAACTTTCCGAAATTCAGGAAGACACCAGGCAACGAGACGCAAGGGAACTTTTCAATACAAGAATGTCATCCCTGGAAGAAAGTTTCCAGTTGGAGGAAGACGATTGGAAGATTGTAGCTTCCGAACTGAGCGAACTTGACTCCGAGGAAGAAAGCTTTTCTTCTTATGTTGACAAACTCATTGTAGTGTGGAAGCATAAAACAAAGGCTCACATCGAGGCACAAGAAAAGAACTTCAAGGAAAAGGTGGAAGAAGAAATTGAAAAGCGCCTTGCTTCCATGAAGGATGCCCAAGCTTCCGAAGATACGGAGGAAGAAGGGGTCGAAGAAGTTTTGGAAAAAGCTGAGACCGAAGAATTGCAAGCTTCCAACAACACAGCCGAAGCCTCCCAAGACGAGCCAACGCTCAGGGACAAATTCGCAGCTGCATTTTCAACAGAAAACATAACAATTAAATACTGACAATCATGGCTATTAGACTATTACCATTTAGACAATATAGCGAGCACGAAGTCGTTAATCTGTTTTCTTCTCTTAACGCTAACGCCACGTTAGCCACGGCGGGGACGGCGGATGCGGGAGTGTTTGTTAAAGTCACGAACGGCAACGCCAACGACCCAACGGAATATATTACCAGTAATTACTTAGGTAAAACTGACTATCCGTTTGTTGGCCGCGACCAATATCCGCAAGTGCCCTTGAAGGTTGACGCGGGAGCTTCTGGGGATATGATCCTCGGAGTCACCCTACTTCAAACGGCCCTTAGGGACGAAAACGACGAAAAGCTTCTGTATTACCCACAGAAGGCTTTGGAAAACCAGGCAGTTCTGTCGGGTCAGGCGGTCCCCGTTCTTACTCGCGGAATTTTAACCTTTGATGTACCAACGGCTTTTAGCGATACCACACAAGCCACAGTAGGTAACGCAGTTGCTGTCAGCGGCGAAGGAAAGTTAAGCTCTATGCAGTCTTTTCATGATCATGCAGGAGGAACCGTTTTTACAGGCATCCATGCTATTGGTCGAGTAATCGCTACTGGCACTCGGGTTAACCGAGGTGTAGCACCTGACCAATTCGCTGGAGCTTCCATTGGAACTGGCGCGAATGCAGGAGCAGCATACGCAATCGTGCAATTCGATTGTATTAACTCTTCAATGGGAGAACTTGCAATAGAGGTTTAAACCTTTAACACGAGGAATTTAATACAATGAATATTACTCTAAAAAGAACTGACGAACAAATAGAACTGGTGAAGGCGATGGCTTCCCATAATCGGGACATCGCATACGAGGCCCAAGCCGCATTAGCGGAATTCCTCGCCCCCGTTCTCGCTGAAGTAGTTAATCAAGCTAATGTAATCAGCAACCTGTTCACCTCATTTACGTTTGATGCCGACAGCAATCCTAGCCTTCCGCTGGATCTGTATTACGACATCAATGCCGAGGATTATATTAAAGTTTACAGCACTTCCGTTCCTGGGGGACTTCCGACCAATCAGGTCCTTCCCACCATGAGCGAAATGAAGTTCACGACCTATCGTCTTGATAGCGCTGTTAGCTTTGATCGTCGTTATGCCGCTCAATCTCGATTGGACGTCGTAGGAAAAACCTTTACTCGGGTTGCTCAGGAAATCTTGCTCAAGCAGCAATCAACTTCCGCTTCCTTGATTATCGGCTCTCTTGTAGACGCTGAAACCAATGGGGAAGACCATGTTATTGCATCGGCTTATAGTGAGTCAGCC